CTATGTACCATTGGATTCGACTGTTGACGTATCATTTGAAACGTGGATTGACAAGATGGATGCTTCGACTATTCGTAAGGAGCAGTTAACCAAAGTCCATCATGAAATGAAGCTAATTGGCACAAACAAGAGTGATTTTGTTTGTAAGTCCTTCATGAAAGATGAAACGTATGTTGAATTCAAGAATGCAAGAGGAATTAATTCTAGGTCTGATGAATTTAAAGTCTATTGTGGTCCAATATTCAGAGCAATAGAAGAAGTAGTCTACAAGGATCCTTCATTTATTAAGAAGGTACCTGTGGCTGATAGACCTGGTTACATCATGGACCGACTTTACCGTTACGGTTCAAGATATTTTGCAAGTGATTACACTACTTTTGAAGCCCTGTTTGCATCGGAAATTATGATGTGCTGTGAAATGCAATTATATGAGTACATGTCTCAGAGGCTGAAGGGTGGTGTGCAATGGTACAAAACGGTTAGAAAGACTATGACCGGAGAGAATATATGCAAGTTCAAGCACTGTACTGTGTCTGTGCCTGCTACGAGGATGTCAGGTGAAATGTGCACCTCATTGGGGAATGGTTTCTCCAATTTGATGTTTATGTCATATTTATGTTATCTGAGAGGTTCAACTGACTTAGCTGGTGTTGTGGAAGGTGATGACGGATTATTCGTTGCGAATGGCCCGATACCAACAAGTCATGATTTTGAACAGCTTGGATTAGACATTAAAATAGAGATGCACGATTCACTTGAGCTTGCTTCTTTTTGTGGAATAGTTTTTGACGCTGAACGACTAGTTAATATAACTGAACCTTTGAAAGTTATATCTAATTTTGGTTGGGCATCACGGCGTTATATTCAATGTAATCCAAAGTTGATGCGTGCCCTAATAAGGTGCAAATCATACTCGCTGATTGCTCAGTATCCTGGGTGTCCCATGCTACAGTCCTTGGGCCTTTATGGCCTGAGAGTCACAAATGATGTTACCAATTATTCGATGGTGAAAGTGATTAATCGTATGGACACCTGGCTTCGTAGTCAGACATATGCTAACTGGTGCATACCACGCATTAAACCGGTTTGTTTTTCAACTAGGTTAATTATGGAAAACAAATTTGGTGTATGTATTGAAGATCAGTTGGCATTTGAAAATTATATTGATAAGAAAGAAACTTTTAGTCCGATCGTCTTTCCCAGGTTATTGGGAATTGTACCGGTAAGTTGGCTTGAATATTGGGACGGGTATGTAAGCGCCCGTGGCCAACCAAGAGCTTTGAATGTTGAGCTGGAGAGGGATTTTCTATCCCAGCTCATGAAGCTCTTCTAAAAGTATGATGCGAAAGAGGGGGTTGCCTGGTTAAGGACCAAAACGCTGCGAAAGCTTAATAATTGCGTGCTAACAAGAATGCCAAGAGACTGCACGGACCCGCGCTAGTTCCAGGTGATGAACAGTCCCTCCCGTTGTGAGGTCTCCCCCACTACAACATGAAAGTGAAAACTAAGACTAGACGTTCAAATGGACGTAAAGCAAAACCGAAGAGAATTAAGAACAAAGCAAGAGGAGGAAATGGTGCAGAACATTCAGTCAAGACTGGGAAGGTACGTTTACCGATACTACCTTTCGTTAGTGCAACAACGAGTGTTCAGGCCGTTCCTCTTGATCTGTGCAACATGTATGCAACTCGGATTGGCCGAGAAGTGTCGATGTTTCAGAGATGGCATGCGAACGGCAAGTTCCAGTTTGTGCCGAGTGTGTCGTCAATTGCCCCGGGTACGGTCAGTATGTACGTTGAGACGGACCAATATGAACCGATAAGCGCCACGACTACCTCGTCGATGGTGATGAGCCAATGGGGCGCCTCAACAGGAACACTGCACAAGGGAACTACATGCACTATGCCGAACACAAAGATCGAAAATCCCCGACTTACGACCAATTCAGAAGAGGGATCATGGG